GTATAGGCGGTGATGTTAGTATAGGCGGTGATGTTAGTATAGGCGGTGATATAATTGCATATACAGCTTCAATAGCCAGTAGTATTACGTCTGGTTGGGATATTACAGCTGCCAATAAACTTACCTCTACATCAGGTTACTTATACTTAGGAACTCAATTTCTAAGAGAGAGTACTGACTGGGGTATTTACGCATCGGGATCTCTTAGTGCTATTAATGCCAAGATTATGTCATATTGGACTACTGGCGGTGTTCTAGAGTTGAAAAGAGCCGATACTAGTACTGATATAAATGAACTGATTGGTAAAATTGATTTTTCAACTTCAACTGGAAGTGATTATGCTGTTGCTTCCGTTCAAGCTTATGCTAGAGCTGCATTATCTGATACAGTTAGAACATCTTCTCTTGAATGGTTTACTGGGAATGGTTCTACTTACCAGTCAAATATGAGTCTGAGAGGTGCTGGTAATTTGTATATTAGAGGAAATCTCTATGCAAATTCAACTGTACCTTCAGATAGAAGATTAAAAGAGCATGTAGAAGTGATAACAGGTGGAATGGATATAATCCGAAAACTTGAATCAGTTACTTTCGAGTATAAATATAATAAGAGTGGCGTACATTACGGATGGATAGCTGATGATATGGAGAAAATTCTTCCAAATCTAGTTTCAGAAGACGTAATGCCTTTCCATTCTCCAGATAGTGAGACTAAGTATAAAAACATTAGGATGGGTGAAGTTCTACCAATCTTAGTTGTTGGTCTTCAAGAAGTTGATAGTGAAGTTAGTCAACTCAAAGATAGAGTTGATGAGCTTGAGAAACAAGTTGAAGCGTTAGGAGGTTATGCAAATGGCTGATGGTCCAGAGCCTTTACCTAGTAGTGGGGCTATTGATTGCGATAAAATATCAACTAATATGGGTGATGGAGCAGGTGCTCCATTTGACCTTCAAGGTACTATGGATACTTGGTGGAATAACGCAGATGTTTATTATGGTCAAGTTCCTGATGCTCCTGATATTGGGTTGCATGACTTTTATAGTGGGAATTACTCTTCTGATTGCTTCGTAGCTGGAACTAAAGTTCTTATGGCTGATGAAAGTGAAAAGAATATAGAAGATGTGGAAGTAGGCGATTTTGTTATCGCCTACAATCCATATAGAGAAATATTTGAATCTAAAGAAGTATTACTTACTCTAGAAACTCTCCATTCAGGAGAGAATGATGATTTAACTATTGTAATTACTTGGGAAGATGGAACTATTAATCATTGCACAGATTCGAATCCAATGTGGATTCCTGGAAAAGATTGGTGTTCCTACAATCCAACCAAGACAAGAGAAGACTATTTAGTTCAAGCAAATCAATTGACAGTTGGAGATCCTTGTGTGAAAAGAGATAATTCTACAACTAAGATTGCAAGCATTGAAGTCGTGAGGACTCCCATTCAGACATACTCTTTAAGAGTTAAGCAGTGGGCAACCTTTATAGCTAATGGAATTGTGGTACATAATAAATGTTTCGGTAAAGATACAATGATTACTGGAAACTATGGGTTAAAAATCCCTATACAAGATATAACTACTGGTGGTGAAGTCCTGACTGGTGACGGAAAATTAGAGAAAGTTATTGTCTTTGAAACAGTTCAGCATAAGATAATGGGACAAATTGGGTTTACTGATGGGACAAAATTAGATGTTTCCATTGATCATCCTATTAAAGTAGACGATCATGGTTGGTCTTCGATAGAACCTCAATTCAACAGAGGCGATATTCCTTATACAAAACGACTGTTTGTTGGTCAAGTTTGTAGTGGGAAACTCATTAACTCTATTAAGATTAATAAAGTTCCACCAGTGCCCACATACAATATATCAAAGCTCTCTAATGGAGCCACTACTTATTATGCGAATGATATTTTAGTTCGTATAGATATTGATTGACAAAGTGCTAGAAAGTCTTAGATGATTTTCTAGCACTTTTTTTGTTAATTTTAAAACAAACTAATCTATAAACTTACTTGAAGTTAGGATAAACCCAAATGACAAAAAATACTATAGCCCCACCAAAACCAATGCCCAGAAAGGTAGCACCAATGAAAATGAAGATGCTTTCTAAGTCTTTCAGACGTAGGAAAAACACCCAGTTACAAGTCTCTGCTGACTCTATTGTAGCAATTGACACCTTTGAGAAATTCGAGGAGAGTAAAAAAGAACTCGAAGCACAGATTGAATCCAGAGAAGATACTCTTCATTATGGTAATGAATTGTATGAAATTCTCAGTGGAGCCGATTATGAAACTGAAAACAAGAAAGTTAAGAAAGACCAACAGGGACGTCCAATCCCCAAAGCTTTTTCTATTATTGATCAGCGGATCATTAACCGTGTTCTTGACCTTCTTGAAGAATCTTCTAAAGATAACCTGGAATCAGAATTTGAGATCGATGCCAAACCTGCCGATATGGTATATGCAGCTAATCGTGTTGAATTCTTCTATGAAAACTTCGTAGCTCAGACTACCAGTGCTCGTATGGATTTCTTTGACTATATGATGGATGCTAAAGGTAAAGCCCAAGCAGAAATTGACAAGAAAAAATAAATAGATTTTCCCCTATGACTATAACAAGTCATAGGGGAATATTTAAAACATACTATTAAATCTGAATATAAGAAAATTAATATATAGGAATAATACTATGGATCATATATCATTGGGAATGTACATTGGTCTTGTCATTCTCTCAATAGGGGCTATTATACTTACAAACTTTTTATCAAGTAAGAAAATCTTTCAGGAACTAGGAAAGACGAATTCTATGATAGTCTCCATTGGTAATGCTTTTGATATCTTTAGGGAGAATAAAGAGTACTTTGATATGATGGAGCGTATGAAAGCTCACGCTGTTAGTACTAGGTTTAAGGATGGAAAAATACGCTTTGCCATAGAGAACAAATGTGATGTCTTCATATCTATCATTACAAGCATTGTAGACGATATGGGAAAAATGAAAGTAATCACGACTAAGGAATATGAAGAAAAAGTCCTGATAGCTTTAGATAACGGATTTAGTGAAGCTAAGAAACGTCTGAGTTTCCATATAGGTGAAGATCTTGCAAACGAGTATTATGAGAGTTATGCAATCACCTACTTTCATTATAAGAAAAGACTTAGAGATATCTTTGCAGATTTAGACAACTATAAAAAGAAGCGTGTTATCAATGTTTCAAATTCTTTCCTTCTAGAATTCATTGATAGCTTTGCTGAATTTATGAACAAAAGGGAAATACAGGATGACAAAACTTAATTGGAGTCTCAGTAAGGTATTTGGCTTCTATGTAGCTTTTCTGACCTTTGCAATAGCATTTGTTATTACAGATACAACTAAAATCTTTCCTATGGTAATGACTGTTATACCTTCATTATCCACGTTATTCTTAGTCAAGAACCTCACTCAAGGAAGTGATAAAGTAAGCCCACATGTCCATTGGACTCCTGGCAAAATATTCGCTTTTACAGTGACGACTGCTCTTGCCTATTTCGTGTATAAGTACCAGAACCCTGACTACTTTATTTATGGTGTACCAACTATGGTCACATATTTCGTAAGTAAAGCTGTCGCTAATAGAGTTAAGTCTGATGACTCCGACTGATAGTCTACTCATAATCGATGCAGTGAAACATGCTATGGATGATAGCTCATTCAGTTATGGACCGATTATACTAACATTGATTGCTTCAGTTCTAATACCGCTCTTTGTTCATTACTTTAATACAAAGCTTGGTGAAATATCTACTAAAATAGATACTAAATTTGCCTCTGTTGAAGATAGCTTGACCGTTGTTAGGACTATAATCGATTCCAATAAAAAGAATGCGGTTTACATAGAAAATTTACGATCTAACAAAAGCCTAGCTCTAGATAAATTTAAGATACTTTCGACTAGGACAGCTGCCGATATACGAGGTGAAAACTTTATAGCTCTCGTAGCTAAGATACTTACGTCTTATGATAAGTTCTCATCAACTATGTGGAAGCAAATGTTATCTATAATAACAGTTAGTCTTGAAAATACTAAAGGTCAGACATCTCATCATTTAGGGGATGGTTGGAACGATAAATATTGGGCAGCTCATAATCCTGTTTTAGAAGAATACTTTACATCATTGGAAAAAATAGTTACTGATGAAAAAATTGAAAAGAGAGAACGGTTCCTACAGCTTTCATTCGAATATTTCACTGATATGATAGAGGGTATGTGTTCTTTCGAAAGCACTATGGCGAAGAAAATCGGTTCTTGGGGTAGAGATAATGGGTAATTTAACTACAAATTTCAGCTTAAGAGAATTCCTCACAGATAATTCTGATGTGCCAGATCTTATTCAGGTCTTGAAACTACAGGATATCAGAACTAAATTAAACTCTGGTATTACTATCAACTGGTTTAAGAATATGGCTAAAGGTGATAAGAATAATGTTTATGAAGAAAACATTTCTATCACAAATGTATCCTACAGAGAGAATGATATCGTTAGAACTGAAGACTTGATTATAACTTTAGATGAAGATGATATGATTCCTATCCACGGTTTAGATTTCAAGCATGATCCAGATCTCCTCAATTTGACATACTACAATGCAGGTTCCTTGGGTCTCAAGTCAGCTATGATCGCTATGGTACAGCTTGGCTTCAAAGAGGGAGATAAGAACAAAAATCCCTTCGGTGAGATGTTCGACTTGGATCATTTGCCTTGGTGCATGCTGTTTACTCAGTGGGCTTGGAAGAAATCTGATTTCAAAGAAGAATTCTACACTAAATATTATGCCCATGTGAAGTCTGTTTGGGATGCAATACCTCATAAAAGGTTAAGCATTAACAAAACTGGGACAGGTGACGGAATCTTCTGGTATTATGGAGAAGGTCAAGGTCATGCAGGTTTAGTTCTCTATAATGATCTTACTGAGAAGAAGATTTACACTATAGAAGGTAATTCTGGTAATATGGTCAAACTCAAGAAATATTCCTATGAGGAATTGCTTGATAGTTCTAAGAAAGCCAAATTACTAGGTTTTGCCTCTCCTTCACAACAATCCCCAACAAATATCAATATCATGAAGCCTGATGCTAAAGCAGTGGGTGACGAAGACTTTGATTTGAATCGCTAAAATTTTCCCGATAACCTAAATTTAGGTTATCGGGAATGATTCAACATATAGATTAATAAATAAAAGTAAATCTACATAAATAAAGGCGCATATCATGGCTTTCTCAGCAAGCAATCTCAAAACATGGCTCTTAGTCATACTCCTAGTTGTAATAGCGGTCTACAGCTTTGTACAGAATATTAAAGTAAGTAATCTAGAAAAAGAAAAGACAACCCTACTCTACAATTCTTCGAAGATCGAAGACGACAGAGATTCGCTACAGTTAGCCTTTACAGACATGCTGAATCAAAAAGATTTATTGGAAGAAACCAACGGAAATCTTGCTGAAGGTATAGATAATCGTGATGAGCGTATTAACAGTTTAGTGAAGGTTAATGCAGACCTAAGAATTACTATCGGTCTTAGAGAAGCTGAAGCTGAGAGATTAGCTGATCTCAACCAAGAATTATTAGATGAAATTAACGGTATGAAACTAGATTTTGAAGTAGATACAAATTCAGTAATTATAAGATACAACTTAGATTATGCTGGAACTGAATTTGAATTAGAAGGTGATTTCTATGCTGTATATACCGACTCTATAGAAGCTTCTCACACACCAGTTGGAACATATAGTAAGTTTGAAAAAATCTCATTCTCACCAAAACTTCAGATTGTGCAAACTGTAACTGAAGATAATATTGTAAGAGTATATGCTGAGTCTCTTTCAGATTACATGACTATAGATAGCTCAGAGGTTTACTTAGATGTCAAGTATGCTCAAGAAGTCCAGGAAACTGATAATAGTCTTATAAAGAACTTTGGCTTCTTAGCATCGGGTGGTGTGCAGAAAAATACAGTAACCCAAGAGATAGGTATTGGTCTCGGTGGTGGTATGTATAAAGATAGCTGGTCATTACAGCTTAAGTTCTCCTCATCATCAGATGTAGGATTAGAATTGACAAAAAGGTTTTAAGTATATATTATAATTAGGAAGCTAAACAATAAATGCTTAGCTTCCTAATGGGTTATTCAAACTCTACTAACTCTACTCTCTGAATATCACTAGAAACAGTGGTTTCCACTAAGTTTTCCTCATGGTCATATTCTAGAGTGACATTTGTCAGGTCAAAGCCTGAACGTTCTGTAGCATCTTCTACTTCTAAGTACTCATCTGCTGTTTCATCATGAACATAAATGTCAGCTTTGTTAGCATCTTTAACGAACCGATAACGTTCTTCTAAACCTTCTATTTGGATATAAGGGTATACTACTTCATCCTCTTCGACAGGTTCATTATCTACAGCACCAGTATCAAATTTATTTCCTGATGTTTCTTCTTCTAATCTAGCGTCTAATGTGTTATCTAGACTTTCAGTTACTTCACCGTCCTCTACTTCTGGATTGCCACTGAAGACTTGCATCTTATCATCGTTCATCATTATTTCTACCATCTTGAGTGCCATTTGAGTTATAGCCCCATCGTTACCATCTGATGCAGCTGCTTTTTCTCTAAGTATGACAATGAACTCTTTGAGTGTAAGATCAGCTTTAATTTTAACGATAGAAGTTAATTCTTTGATAAGAGCCAATTTATATTGCTTAAGTGCAATGAGGTTTGCGCTCTGTTGATGAATGAAAGAAAGTGTATTGGGAACTTTAGCTCCACTATCTTCTCCAAGGTTCATATCTCTGGAAGATGGTTTATAATTCTTAACTGTATCCCAGTGTGTTTTCATTTCCTCATAAAGACTATCCGCTTGAGTGATCTCACTATTAATTAGATTTTGACTAATGCCAAAATCGTTGCCGACATCGATGATCTTTCTAGTCGTCTCTTCAATCTCTTTAATTTCATCCGTGCTAAGTAGTTCTTTTCCCTCTTCAACCGACATATAATTTCCTTACATTTTTAACTATACCATTTCTTAATGGTATAGTTGCATTTAGCTTTTTAGGAAAAATTTAAAATAAAAACAAATAATTACAATATATAAACCGAAAGGATCCTATGTCTATATTAGAAAACTATAGAGATCAGATGGTAAACTCCCTTCTTCTATACTATGGAGAAGACAAACGAGACATCATTACTGAACTTGTAGAAGACAAAATCAACGAAGAAGTAGGTGGTGAAACAGTCGAGTTTGTAAATAACTATAGACGAACCGCTACTTCAATGCCTATGCTAGAAGTGTTTGATAATCTGTTAACTAAGAAGCATCATTCGATAGGTGTAAATGGAGCCATATATGACAATAGGGAATCTCCTCTAGCTCCTAAAATGCTACTCTCTTTGAAAGATATGAGAAAGAAAAATAAAGGTCAGATGTTTGGTTTCCTTAATGAAAGGGATAAACACCCTGATAAAGAAAGCCCTGAATATAAAGAGCTTCAAGGTAAAGCTGATGCCAAGAATATAGCTCAGTTGGATAATAAGCTTATGATGAATTCATACTATGGAATTCTAGGTGAAGCTAATTCAATTTTCTTCAATAAATTTAACGTAGAAGCGGTTACTTGGACTGGTAGAGCTACTATCACTACAGCTCTAGTTACCTTTGAAACTTTTCTCGGAAATATATTGTTTGATAACTTTACTGAGTTGTCGAAGTATCTATTAGAAATTGTCAATGACTTTGATGAAGTAGGTGAAGACTACTTCATAGATTCTGATGAAGTAGATATCACAATGGAGATGTTAACAGAGAGATTTATTTCGAATACTAAGAATATTAGCAACAGAGAGATAGAACTTCTAGAAGGATTCTTAGATAGATATAAAGATGATGAATTTATGAAATATCTTCTTTACTATCGTAATAACTTCTATGAGTTTATCAAGTTAGATTCTATCAAATCTGCTCTAGAAGAATTAGTTGTTGGGGATGACTTTATAGATGTTGACAAAACTATTGCCAACATGGATAAAGATGATGCAAGTGAGCCAGAGGCACTCCTAGCTACTGTATGGGAATACCTGGAAAACATTGTCTCACACTATCACTTCTATTACAACCGCTTTAGAAGGTCATTGGAAGAGAACAGAGACCATGTGCTGACAGTTGATACTGATTCAAATTATGTCAACCTTGATCCATTCTACCAGTTCTGTAAAGCTAATTTTAAGCTTAAAGAAACTGTACATAATCGTGTCTCAGTAGTTAATATACTTACTGTTTTCTTGACTGTTCTACTAGTCAAGAATTTCAAAATGATGACCGACAAGCTTAATATACCTGATCACCTAGCTGGGTTTATTGCTATGAAGAATGAGCTTTTGATTGATCGCATTATTTTAACCTCTCGTAAGAAATGGTATGCTTATACAGCTATCGCTCAAGAGGGTAATATCTTTGCTTCACCAGAACTTACGATGAAAGGTATATCTATTAAGAAGTCTGGTATTCATAAGAACATCAGAGCTTACTTTAAAGATCTTCTAGAAGTTGAATTCTTTGCTGAAAAGATTGATATCCTTTCTATCCTAAAGAAATTAGCTAATTTTAAGATACTCATTCATGACGAGCTTGGAAAAGGTTCTATAGAGTACAGTAAAACCGAAACGGTTAATCCTAAGACTAACTATGTATACCCATATCGTATAGGTGTATTTAGAGGTGCTGTTGTCTGGAATAAGCTCTATCCAAATAAGAAGATTTCATTTGGTGACAAGTGTATGACCTACAAATGTACCACTAGAAAGCTTGATGATATTGCTGGTCTTGAAAAGAGCAATCCAAGAGAATATAAGATTCTCAAGGAAACTGTATTTAGCAACGAGAATTTTGCTAACTTTGGGATGAGTGTAATATCTATCCCATTTTCAGAAGATAACATACCTAAATGGCTTATTCAATTTATAGATCGTGATACAATAGTTGAGGATAACCTCAAACATATCTATCCCCTATTAGAGAGTACTGGATTGTCTATAGTGACAGTCAGAGGTACTGAGCACTATACAAACATAACCGATAATACATTGGAGATATAAGATGAGTGAAAAGACTGGACTCCTATATTCCAACGGTTATTACCGCATGGTTGTAAGAGGTGAAAAAGGCATGCCAGATGTCTTTATGATGTTTACTAAGGATGCTGAAGGTGAAAAGAAACTAAACGTCGTGGTTCATCCACAAGTATACATTGGAATCAGTAAGGAAGTTCCAGAAGACCCCAGTGTACTACCTCTGTATGTTCCATTGGACAGTGTGAATAAATTCAAAGTTCCCTATGCTCCGAAGAAGAAGATGTTAGCTATTGCCGATTTATTTGGTGAGAGTGAAAATTGGGATTACAAAGTCAGGCTTAATGAGCTAAGACAGCGTTATCTGAAAGACCCAATGATACACGATGCTGATATGGATATTGAAGATTACTTTATGGATGTGCTTGATCAGAAATTTGATAAAGAACTTCCTATAGAAAAAGCTTTCTTTGATATCGAGAGTAACGGTGTGAACTTTCAAGCTCAAGGTAATGATTGGCATAAAGAACCTGGAGCACCTATTGTAATGATGGGTGTATTCTTCAATGGTACTTTCCATGAATTCCTATTTAGAGATCCTCTGATTGAGGATCGTGAGATAGATAGACTCTTTGATGAGGAAGATTTCCGTGAAGATGTGAGAGCAAGTATTCTCAAGAAAGAAAAGGATGCTGGTCTTGAAGCACTTGAATTTTATTTCTATGAAGATGAAAAGGAAATGATTGAAGGCTTCTATGTTTTTATGAACGAAATCAAACCTGAAATGGCAGCTGCTTGGAATCTGGAATATGATATCGGGTACAGTCTCAACAGGTATTCTCATCTACTAGGCAATTCTTTCATAACTCTTGAAGATGTAGAACAAGATACTAGTGGACGTAGCTTTGGCTATGAACGTAGTTTCTTTACTCAAGAAGCCAGAGAGATGATTTGTGATTCAGATCTTATTGCTGGAAAGATAAAAGAGCTTAGAGCCACTACAAGAAATCAACTTACTGATGATTCTCTTAGCAGTGACCAGAGAGCTTATCTCAAAGAACTTAATGAGAAGGTAAGAAAGCTAACTGTAGCTAATCTCTCTAAAGCTTATTACTATAAAGATGGTAATACAAATAATATATCTGATAGAGGTGATAGTTTTAAGAGTGTCAGTTATACCAACTATGTTGATCAGATGATTATGTATGCTTACATACGTAAGTCTAACAAAAAGAGCAGTTATGCTCTCGATAATGTTGCTGATGAGGAACTAGAGGATAGAAAAGATCCCTTACCAAAGGGTGTCAGTATGAAGAACTTCTTCTCTAAAGCCTATATCCTATCTCTACATTACAATGTCCATGATGTTATACTTCAAGTTAAGCTTGAAGAAAAGAACAAAGACATGCAGTTGCTCTGGACAAGTTCTCAAGGTTCTTCTACTAGACTGAGTAAAGCTGGTAAGAAGACTGTAGCTATTCGTAATCTAGCTAGGAAGATGTACAGAGAACAAGGTTACATGTTGAGTAATAATCATAACATGCAATACATTGGTGAACGGAGTAGCTCTGGTAAGAAGACTGGTGGATTTGTCGCTGATCCTAATAATATAAATCATACTGGTGTCAATCTTGATTTCACTGACCAACGGTCATCTATGATATTTGCTAATGTAATAGATGAGGATCTTGCAAGTCAATATCCAAGTATCATTATTGCTTTAGGTATCGAGGATCCTACTTTGGTAGGTAAGATTCAGCTTAAGCGTAGAATACCTAGTGAGAAAGAAGAAGGTCTGTTTACACTTATAGATGATGGATGGAAAATTATAGATAGCCATATTTCAGGTGACCATGTGTCAATTGGAAGAGACTTCTTGGAATTACCTTCCTTATCAGAAATGGTAGATGTACTGGAATCGGAGATCAATAATGCTTGAAATAAGCGATCAGAAGAAACTTACTAAACTCTTATACGATGTCAATCAGCTCTGTAAGATAGATGACATGTATACTGTTAGCAATGGTATAGTTAGAGGTAAAAAATTTGTCGGATGGTTTGACTTTCCAGATACCGAAGGTCTAACTAAAGCCCAAACAAAGAAAATAGAAACCTTGAAGAAAATTGAAGAACTTTCAATTACTGTAGATAGTGACCTCTTGTTTCAAACACACAGGGAGAATACTAAATTCTTCGAAGGTTTTGATACAGACGGTAGTGAGATACTTTATAAGGGTATAACTCTTAAGTTCTTTCCAGGACATACTGATGTAACAAAGGAAGCTATACTTGCTAAACTTGCTATAATAGAAAATGACGCTTTATTTGAGATGGATCTCTCTGAAGAAAAGAGGGATATGCTGAAGAAAAATGTTATAGAGCTAATATATGATGACTATAAAGCTCATCTACCTATCACTCTATTTTTCTCCAAACCAACTTCTAAAAGTGAGCTACTTATATATCCTGTATCAAGAGACGACAAGGGTGTCGTGTTTGACACCTATATAGTAGAAAAGTATAAATCTCTGTTCTTCACTCTTCTACAAAGGGTAACAGTGATTAACTATTAAGGAATGAGGGGAGTAGCGATTGCTATTCCCCTCTTCTTTTTTTCTTTATTCTAATATAGTAACATTCTAATAAATTCTAACAAATTATAAAAGTGGAATATATTTATGGCAGAGAAAACTCAAAAGCCTAATCCAGATAAACTAGATGCTAGTATCAAAGAAACTCTTTATGGTAATAAGGCAAAACAGATTGAAGACCTTCAAGACATAAAAACCAAAGTTTCTAGCATGCTAACATCCTTTAGTTCGGATATTGGTGATAAAGAAGGTAACATAATTGAGCTAATTGCTTCAGTCAATAACGTTGCTGGGGATAAGGGTAAAAGCCCTAATAAATCTAAGCAATACGAAAAGACTAAAAGCAGAATAGAAAATACTTTAAACAGCGATAATCTTACTCATCTAAATCATATGATGGTTAATGAGAAAGAAAGAATCGTCATGTATCAAAATTATAGAATGATACATAAAATGATTCCTCAGATTTCTGAAGCTGTAAAAACTATTGTTGATAATATTATCTCTCCAGATGATTTCACTAAGACATCTCTCAATATCTCTGCTGGTAACTTGACTACAGGTGAGAATCAGAGTACCTTTGAGAAGAATATGAAAGCTTTGGAACAGGCTTATAGCATAGAAGATAAAATTTCTGGCTATCTAGAGAAATCACTTACTCTTGGGGATCTCTTCATATTCATTGATTCAGTCGGTGAAGGAATTGCTCAAAAAGTCTTAACTGAAGACGAAAAGGAAGATGCTAAAGCTACCAGAATGCTGGAAGATGAAGCTATGGAATTGGAACCTCTTACAGAGGATACCATGCTCTTTCCCGAAGAAGACTTCAAGACTAAGTTTGAGATGAAAGATGATGAGATTAAAGTCCTTAAAGCGGAAGTTCTTAAGTTTGTAAATGAGTCTGTTGAGATAACAAACGATCCTACTGACTTACTTTCTGAGTCTGCTATCCTGAGTGAAGACTATGGTAAGCTAATGAAGTCTGGTGTTGATGTTCCAACTATCGGCAATCCTGATACTAATAAGGAAAAGAACGCAGTACGAGATGAAGACATTATGGAAATTAATGGTTCTATCATCAAAGAATTGCTTCCTGAGAGAATCATTAAGTTATGGGCTGACGGCTTTAATTATGGTTATTACTACATCGATACAGTTAATAATTCTTTCTTAGATGCTCCTACTGTCAAAGGTGGAAACAGCAATCTAAATAACCTTCTCTCAGCTACCACTATGGGTTCAGACGTCATGAAGAGCAAACAGGAATTCATGTACGAGCTTATCTTTTCAAATATTATTAAAAAGCTGAATAAGAAGTTTATCAAAGATAAACCAGAGTTCAAGAAGGTCATATATAACGCCTTGCAACAGAAAGAACTCTATCTCAAGAAACTTAAAATTCTTTATCTTCCACCTCAGAAGGTTGTTCACTTTCAACCTAATGCGAATGAAGACAATGAATATGGTACTTCTATCTATGCTGATATTCTCTTTACAGCGAAGTTATATCTCTCAGTCCTAATCAGTATGCTTATGATGATGCTCGTTAGAGGATCTGATAAACGTGCTTGGTACGTAGAAACTGGTATAGAAGGTGATCAAGAGAACGTAATCAATGCTGCCATTCAAGACATCAAGGGTCGTGAAATCAAGATGAATGATTTTGGTGATCTACAGCATGTTATTAATATGGTAGGTATGTTTGATGATTACTTCTTTCCAATGTTTGAAGGTGAGAAACCTTTGGATATGGAAATCATTGAAGGGCAGAAACCTGACCTTGAGAATAATGAATTCCTGGAATACTTGAGAAAAACTATGATTTCTGGAATGGGTGTTCCATCTGCTCATTTGAATTATACAGAAGATATTGAATTAGCTAAAACACTGACAATGATGAATGGTAAACTTATAAGACGTATTATAACTTACCAGAAAGCATACAGTAAGCCAACTACTAAGATGGTTGACATTCTTTACAGAAATGAATACCTAAAAGGTGCTGAGAAAGATGCATTTGTCCCTAAAGGGATAGCTGTAACATTTCCTTCTCCTGCTAGCCTGAACTATACAAATCTACAAGAATTGATTGGAAACGCTGAACCTATTATCTCTAAGATTGTTGATACTCTGGTATCTGATCAGGAAAGAGCTTATGGAGAAGCCGATGTAGATAGTGTACGATATAACTTCACTAAAGAAGTTACAAAGAAGATGATTCCTAATATTGACTGGTCACTTTATGACGTCATGTTGAAAGAAGTTGCTAAACAGACTCTAAAGGACGCTAATAGAAAAAAGGAAGACGATGCTGAAGAAGATCTTGGCGCAGAACCCGATAGTGCTCTAGGTGCTGAACCTGATGAAACTGCTGAACTATCTGATGAAACTGAAGAACCTGCACCTGACAGTACCGAAGAAGTTAGCGGTGGTGGTGACGAAGATGCTGGTACTGAGAAAATAGATGATAGTGCTGATGAAAAAGTAGATGATTCTGCTGACACTAAAGTATAAAGTTAACGATAAAAGAGGCTATACCAATTACGGTATAGCCTCTTCTAATGCAGTTTAAAACTGTGGAACTACTGTGATTGAAGTATCATCTTTAACGTTGTCACCTTTAACACCAGTGAGTCCAAGATCGGCATCTAAGACACCATCATAAACACTCTGTTGTGCAAGACGCATATTCTCATAGAACGCAGCTGTTGAAAGATGTGTTCTAGCAGCATCAAAGATCGCTTTTCCAGTATGAAAGTTACAACTGAAAGGTTGGTCAAGCTCATTAGGAGCATGGTCACCTGCAGTGTAATTATATTTATCATAATCAATAGCTCTAGGATACATACCAGTCAGTAAACATGCAAATTCAAGAGAAGCTGCACGAGCAGTAGCACTCTTTGAACCGACACCTGGAGATGTATTAACATAAAGCATTGACATTGAGTAGTGTTTTAACCCATATTCAGAAAGCTGATACAAACCACTTTCAGGATCACGGATAGCTTCTACCCATTTACGAAATTCCGTAGTATACGGAGAGCCACTGAACTCTTGAAAACGAAGAGTGACTTCTGTAATATTCTTCGAAATCTCAGAAGGATACATGTGTTCATTCTGAGTGAAGCCACCATTAATAGAAGTAGTTCCCATCTCGATACGAGGCAGTCCACCGACTTCTTTAAAGGTCTTTTCTAATAGCTCCAAGAACTTAGGATCAAGTCCCATTTCGTCTTGTTTCAGATTCCCAGGCAGTAGTTTAATAAAACTATACCCCGATAGGTATGGATCAGCAATATTCTTAATGCCACCAACACCAGAGTTAAAGATGCCAGCTAACGACTGTACGGACAGATTGTCGAAAAATGTAGACATAATTAGTCTCCTTAGTTGATTATCCAGTCAATTAAGATCTGTTCTAAGAACTTAGGACTGGTAAGTTTAATTCTAACTCTGCCTTTTTTGCGGACTTTATCATACTCACTGGCATATACTTCGCCAGAAGCTTCTGAATAAGCACCTGCTAAAACTTCAGCGTTTAGAATGTTATTGATTCCACTCTGCAACTTGGTCATTTCACTAGCATCATTGAGATCTGAGTACTGATACAATTCAGAAAAGTTTTCAACTTTACGAATCGTTTTCAGAAGATTTCTAATAGTAGGAATATCACTTAGAGGTGAATTCTTAGCCTGTGAAGTTAACTGAGTATGCAGTCTAGTGCTTTGACGATCCTTTATGAAGTAGTTTACTTTACTTCCATAAAGTTCTTCTTCTTGAGGAGAATTGGGAACAAAGGAAATATCCATATCCTGTGCACCAACTATACCATAGACTTTACCAGCGATAGCTTTATGTGTTCCATTGCTGATATCGTTAGAAACGAGTTTTCTAGCAATATGATAACTTGCTGAAACTAACATTTTCTTGCCTGTGTATTTATTTGTCTCATTGAAATGCTGTGTAAACAGAGCAATCCGATTTGAGTCAAACTGATAACCAGAAAGAAGAGCAGAAAGTTTAACAGGATACACTTTAGTATCGGTAACACTCAGAGCCATGACTGCAAAGCAATCCTCACGAGTGGCAACAAAACTAGCAATAGCTGTATTTATCGAAGCATGTTGGTTACTATTGAACAGTAAATCAACCTGGAAGAGACGTTTGTTATGAACATCTGCATCAATAGTTCCTGCATAACCAGAAACGATCTTAGCAAATCGTACTTCTTCAGCGGTCATAACCGTTGGTTCTGTTATTGCAGTAAACAGACCTTTAGAACCATGAAGCAGATCATATTTATATGAGCTAACAGCATAGCTGTAAAGAGGTGTAGCCACTTCTAATGGACTAGGAGTAGCTGGATTTGTCACAGTAGTAATTGTTTCAATTACATAGTGAGCAGCAGTATACTTGGTATCGAAGACAGCATTTTCAGCAAGATTAACTGAATCATCAGTAATATCAATATCTTCTTTGTCACTTACGATATTAGTTTTGAAATTCAACACTTGATACAAGTTATCGATACCTGAACCTTCATACATGGTATTGTACAGAGGGTCTACTAAGGAAGGATCCAAAGTGTTAGTACCTATAACTAGATCTAGGTTAGCTTCTAATGCAGTAAGGTAAAGAGCATAATTATCTTCATTGAAGAAGAAGTCTAACTCCTCAAAATATTTCTCTAATACATCTTTAATGAAAAGAGAACTTCCAGCACCATCAATGGCATCTGGATCAAGGGAAACAACAAAAGGTCCACCATTGTCTACGAGAACAGCATTACCAAGAAGGTTTTTCTTAGTTACTGAAACTTCATAAACTCTGAATGCGTATGTTTTGTCATATTTACTAGTAGGATTGATTGTAATTGAATACTCATCAGGACTCTTAGACTTAGAGCAGAAACCAAAAATCGGTAAGACTGCACCAAAATCAGTAGTGTTGAGGTCATCAGCTGAAACAGGAGATGTAGTCATCATCAGCTCAAAATCAGCTTTACTCGTAAGAGCATTATGAGCAATAGTGATAGGTTTAATCTGTAATCTCTTGTTTACAATAACTGTATCAGTCGTATCAGCAACTGGAGCAGCTGCTCCAGTCATTACGGCACTAAGAAAAGGATTCTTAGCAACATAACCTTTGTAAGTTGAGGCATCACTGAGTAACACAGCAAGCTCTGCAGTCTCACCATCAACAGCAATACCAATGTCGTCACCTGATACACTAAAAGTCACATCTTCAGAAGCATTCTTAGCGACAGTAGTTTCGGCTGATGTGGCAATAACAACTCCTAGAGTTTCAAGTGCCAAAGCAGCAGCAGTCATATCACCAGCATAGAAATCGATGAGTTCTTGTACATCAGCTTTCTTATATAGTGTAGCGACTGTTTTAGTTTCGAATGGGGTGCTGTTAGTTAAGGATACAACAATATCCTTTGTAGCCCCTGCACCACCGATAATTTCATCTGGAGTGTTGATATTCGACACATCTAGACCGTAAATCTTAGCACTGGAATGTAGAGCCAGAAGTCCATTGGGTAAATAAGCATCGTCGGGAACGACACGCATTACCAAACTTCTTGCACCAACTTCCATAGCTTGTAGAACATCCATAATGGCTTGTCCATGAGCTTTATCGTTAGGCTTTCCGTCTAAAGAGAATTCACTCAATAAGTCGGAAGCACTAGCAAACTCAAGAAACTTGCTATCTCTACCAGTATCAGCAGTGATAACAGCCATTACAACATCTTCAAAGCTACCTTGCGCTACGGAATAATTCGTATTGTCGATAATCGTACTTGAGATGATCGGACGTAATATTTCCATGCGGTATCTCCGTTTGGTTAATTGGTTAAAATTTCCTAAATTCAATCAAGTGTGCCCAAAATAAAATTGGGTCTCTTATATAATACTTAATATAAATTTTAATTAAATGTTTAGGAAAATGCTAGTAATTAATGATTTTTTCCACTGGGGAGTACGCTTGGTCTTTCCCAGTGTTTGTGCGCTCTATGGAGACTTGTAATCCCTTGTTCATATTCTCCGAAGTTAGGGAACTAAAGTTAGAGCTTAAATGAGGTAAATCTTTGATATTACACATCTCAAAGTCAACTTCTGACAGTGAGCTATTATCCTTTCCTATCTCATTTCTAAAGCGTTGAGTTTTCTTACCTTTGATACGAGACAATTCAGAGACAATAACTTCTAAAATGAAGTTTGAAACCTTTAAGTCTAGCTTATGGAAAGTTAAGATGTCTAAATAGTAGCTTAGTATATTGGTATAGCCAGCTGCACCAGGAATCTTACCTGCATGCAACATTTTCTGAATGAAGTTTACTACAAATTTAATGTCCTCTTTGATATGTGTTGACATAAGAGGGTCATCTTTTTTGAGATATAACACCTTACAAGGTATTTTATCATTCTTAATCATTACAAGACGGTCTTCTATGTTTCTTGTCTTAATTGATAACTCAGCTGGAAACTTACCTAGAAATTTAACTTCTTTATCTGATAAAGCTTCTTTAGATGATTGACTCATGAAGAACAGACCAAGAGTAGTAACCGTATCATCCTGAACTGTAGCTAATGGACTTGTGCCTTCGAAGTAGGTTGTCGGAATATAGATCCGTAGATTGGGTACAGCGACTAAAGCTACTCCTTCTTTGTTTTCCTTAAATAATTTTACCATTGCTATTCCTCAAATTTGGGTTATAGATTTGTTCCAGAGTTTTATTTATTAAGTAATAATTGAATTATTTATTAAAGATATGGAATAGGAATATATGGAACATAATTACCACACCACTACAAATAACCTTTCGTTTCTGGAGATGTATCGTTATCTGAAAAGCAAAGGTATACGTAATAATAAGTTCTTTTTGAAACTGTATGACATCAAACTACTGAATGTAAATCCATTAGCTGATAACCTTTCTGATGAGATTAAAAGTAGAGTGATTCGAGAGATTATTAAGAATCCATACTATTACCTCAGAGAGATTATCAGGATACCAGAGACAGGTGGATATACAAGGTTTAAAATGAATCCTGGAAATCTAGCTGAAATTTTTCTTATGTTGAATAGTATAAACACTATTCTCCTCCTACCTAGACAGAATGGTAAAACTATATCAGCTATATGTCTTCTGGACTGGATATACAATTTCGGAACAAACAATACGTCTATCTTATTCGGAAATAAGATTCAAGGTGATGCTGATCTCAATTTATCTAGATATAAATCTATACATGAATATGCTCCAGCTTATATCAAAGGTTATAATAAGAAGGATGTAGATAATATTCATAGTATCACAAAGATTTCTCTTAGTAATAAGATAGATGCTCTTCCAACTCCAGTTACTTTGGAACAAGCTGCTAAATTAGGTAGGGGTTTAACTTCTCCTATTATATACTGGGATGAAACTGCTTTTGTCAGGTTCTTTGAGAAGGTATATGCATCTGCTGCTCCTGTACTTATCAAAGCTGCAGAAGCTGCTGAGAAGAATGGAAAGGTCCACTTTAAACTTTTCACTACTACTCCTAACTTCCTAGAGGATCCAACTGCCAAGTTTATTAAAGAGATAATCGATATGGCAGCTCCTTGGGATGAAGCTATTTATGACTTTAGCAGAGATGAGATTAAAGCTTATATCTATGAGAATTCAAGAAATGACTTTATTCATGTAGAATATTCTTGGAGACAGTTAGGGCATAGTGAGGCATGGTATGAAGAACAGTGTCGTTCTCTTAACTGGAAAATGGCAGAGATTAAGAAAGAAGTAGATATCGTATGGACATATGCTTCTAGTCTCAGTCCTTTTGAAGAAGAACAGCTTGACTATATTAAAAATAACATAAATGATCCTATAGACCGTAAGCTCATAGATAAAAAATGGAGCTTTGAGGTATACGAACCTATAGACATTGATTACCCTTATGCTATTTCTGTTGATGTTGCTGGTGGACTCCAAAGAGATAATTCAGTTATCAATATTATAGATCCTAAGACGGATAAATTGGCAGCTAGGTTTGCCTCTAATGTTATATCAGTTCCAAAGCTCAGAGAACTTATAAGGACAATATCTTTACGTTGGATAACTCAGGGTGCCATAATAATAGAACGTAATAGTTATGGTCTAACTATAATTCAAGACATACTAGAAGGTCATAAATACTATGGTATGAGAAGTAGGCTTTTCTATTTCTATAAAGAGTTTGAAACTGCTACTAAGGCAGGAATTAAAGATTTAGGAAAAATAAAGAGTAATAAAAATAAATTAACTAAAGTGTATGGTGTAAATACAACTGGTCCAAGTCGTAATGAGATGATAGACATCTTAGGTGACGTAGTAAGTGATACGCCAGACGTTCTAGCTTATAAACCCTTGTTTGATGACTTACAAAATCTTGAGACAAAGCGTAACGGTAAGATAGAGCACCGAGATGGAGAACATGATGATAATATTATGTCCTTTCTTATCTATAAATATGCTAGAGAGCAATCCACCTTTAGAAAATTCTTTAGAGTTGGAAGCAGGAAGAATGTAGATGTAGCAAGAAAATTCTCTAAATCATTTAGGGATTTAGGTGCTGACACATCTGGCTATTCTGAGTTTTCTAAAACTATTATAGCAAATGAAGAGAGAGCATCAATCAAAAACGTCTCAACGGTATTAGACAAATTATACAAAAAATAATGAGAGAACTAAACAATGAATAACGATATTGAATTCAGCACGAATCTACATAACTTCTTTGTAAGTGACGAAAACCAACATGACTTGAACGTACACGCTAGTAGTAGCGGATTCTTTATACACAGTGCTTTAGTGAATCAGGTAAAGAATAGGATTATTTTCAATAGAGAGCTAGGTAATCTACTTAAGATAATCAAGGAACGCTATAACCTATTAGCTGAGATGCATACTGGTGATGAAGCTTATCTTGAAAAGCTTTTTAATAAGCGTAAAGAACTATATCTATCCCTGTACAATTTGATGTCAGAGGCTTATGATATTAAGTACTCTCATGAGATTGAAGAAATGAATTGGGATGATTTAGAGAACGATGTTAAGCATCTATACTATTTTTTCGTACTGAATTATAAAGATAATATCATAAACCTTTTTATGAATAATATTAGAGAGAATGAAGCTCAGTTAGCTAAGTCACTATTTGCAGACAGATCCCTTGACAAGAAGGACTTAGTCACTACAGGTAGCAAGAGTACTTCCAAGAATAAGATGATGTTAGTAAACAATCTTGAGAGAATACTTAGGTCAATTATTCAGCAATACGAGAATGGTTTAGACATCATTACTGATATTGTGGAGTTTGACAAAGATGAATTAAACTTTATTAAGATAGACGAGATGTTTAGCCAAGATGAAGGTTATTTCGTGGATGGTAACTTCACAGAGAAGTACTTTGAAACGTTTCTTACCTATGACGAAATTGGTTCGGTCTTAGGTGAAATCACAGGAAAGATATTAGAATAGGTTATTATGACACATCAGACAACACACAAAGCAAAAAAGAAAGTCCAAAGAACTAAAGCTAAGAAACAGTCTCTTGCTAGAGTTAGAGTTAGTAAGAAGCAATCTCAAAAACGTGGTAAAGCTAGTTTTGATCTCAACAAGCTAGAACTTCAGAAGGCAGAAACTATGCAAGAGATTGCACTTATGTCTAAGGATAATAAGCTTGCTATGAGAGAGCATGGTGAAAAGACTGTTGGTGAAATTATTAAAAAGCTTGAATTTATCAGAGAAGAGATGATAGAGCATCCTAATAAACAAGAAGATTCTCCAATTCAGCTTCCTATGGTTGATGAAAAGCTTAAGAGATATAGAATCCTGATGAAACAGTTTAAGCTCTCGTATGATATGAAGTTTCTTGCTGATACAGATATATCTGCTTATCAAGGAGATAAAGAACTCTTCTTGAAGAACCTTTTTATAGCTGAAGAAAAGCTTGAATTAGATCCCACATTCAGCTATCCTTCAATTATTGATACCTTTGGTAGTTATTCTATAACAGAGATTAAGGATTTCAGTCCTCTCTTTGCTCGGATAATTCAGTATACTATAGATGCTGACTTATCGGAGAATTATTACCTCATTTCAAACTTTTTAAATGTCATTAGAGCTAAAACACCTACATTCTTGCTTAAGATGAAGAAGATTCTTGCTAATATAGAGGATGATGAAAAGATAATTCTAGGCAACGATTTCGAACCTCTTTATAAAAAATATGAAGAGAATGAAGCTGAAGCTGAAGAAACTCAAGCCGAAGTTGAAGAAATTTTGAAAGAAATCTAACATAATAAAGTGGAATACCATAATTGGTATTCCACTTTATATTACATTTTTCTCAATTGGTCTTGTAGATAAGCTTTCACTTCAGGATCACTAGCTTGTTTTATTTCATCTCTAGTAATACGTTGGATTTCTTTTCTACGATGAGCTGAACTCTCAGCTAGCTTGTACTTACGTTTCTTAGCTACAATCTCTAATTTCTTCATTGAAGAATGAATCTCTCTACCGTATCCATGTTCAATAGCCCAACGGTCTGCTTCTGTCTGATTCAAAGCTGTTGCTGATTCAATATAGCCACTATTGGTTAAGAACATACCGATTATCGGCTGGATGATGATCGTAAGGAGTTTAACCCTGGAAAGAGTCTTCAACATAGGTTGTTCGTCTATACGTCTCTGAGCTTCTATTGATGCTAGGTAGATATAGTTTGGAAATCTCTTGATATGTCCTATTTCATGTAGGTATATAGCTGTTATTTCTCTATCAGTAAACTTTACATCTAGTGTATTGAATAAGAGATCTGAATCACAGATTATAGATACTTCCATATCCTCTAGCTCTTTGTCTCTAGCTATCAACATCGCATCTGTTATCTCAATCTCTTGATCCATCATATCAGCGACATGTTGAGCTATTCTACTCATATCTTTAGGGTCAAAGTGAATTGACATCAGATCTAGACCTTTGTGGCTTGATATTGATGTTATGAAGTTAAATTTCTTAAATTTATATATCTTTTTTGTAGTTGTTACGAGGTCAAGTAGATTCTTCTTGATATCTTTTCGTCTTGCAATATTGTGAAAGTATTCTTGAAATTTACTGGCATGAATACTTTGTATGCCTTCAGTGATGAACATTCTATCTCCTTCCATCTCTATTAAATAATAGTTGGCAATAAAAAATCCCCTATACCGAAGCATAGGGGATTTATATTATCTATAGATGTACGGCTTAGGAAGCAGCAGCACGTTCAGGCAAAGAACCAGCGTTATTCGTAATCGTCAGAACAGCTTGGAGAGGAGTAAACTCTTCAAATTTATGACGTTTAGTCATCATAATCGATGGCACGTTTGGTTTATTTGGATCACGATAGTTGTTTTCCACGTTAAAAGCATATGGAAAATACTTATACGTCATCTGATCATCCTGTGTGGGATAGAAATAGATACGCAATTCACCTTGAACAAGGTTTTCTGAAGAAACAACGTGGTAAAGGTTTGCACCTTGATAGCTACCAACGCTATAGTTAACTTCAACACCTTCACGCTCGGTGCCAGCACCTGTGCGGAAAGACCATGTTACATTAGTAATCAGGTTGATGTCAATGGGGTTGCCATAAACAACAAAACGACCACCAGGATAGTTACTGTCATTACGCATTTTGACTGAGTAATAGTCAATAAGACGTTTCAGCTCTTCGATCCAGTCTTGAGGACGACCAGCGAATTCACGAGCAGGAAAACAGTTAAAGGTACCAGCATATCCAGCACCACCAGCTCCAAGTTTATTATTCACAAAAGATTTCTTCATGAAGTCATAACCATCAAACTCAGTTTTCTGTGCAAGATAAGTAGACATAAGATCAACAGTCTTTACATGACCATCGATGTTATACATTGCCATGATATCTTTAGTATACTCAGCAGGGATAGCAGCATTTACGTGCTCGCCAGTACCGATATTAACTTCACGCTTGTCGATATCGAACTCTACGGATCCACCGTAACTGTTGTTTTCAGAGGATACATAACCAGCGATTGCAGCAGCTTTAGCATAGTCACCAAGGAAAGCAAGATAAACAAAACCAGTTTTGAAATCAACATGACCAGTTACCCGACCTTTGATTACAGTACTAGCAGGAACTTGATCTGCGAAATTTGTACCAACAGCAATAAACGTACCAGAAGCACCAACAGCAACAGGATTGATTACAGTATAACCAGTTCCCATAGCAGCAGTATCAATATCACCAGAAGCAGGAAGAGTAAACTCAACTGCGCCTTGGATATTACCATTGATGTCAGCTTTAAAGTCAACATCTACATCAATACGAGTATCAGCTTCATTGTCAGGAGTAGTTGTGGCTTCAGTATCGTAACCGTTGTTCAAACCGAAACGTATTGTTTTGATACCAAAAACTTTATCCAGAGTATCATTTGAAGCAGCAAGTGCAACAGCAGCTGCGGCAGGAGTAACTAAGGAAACACCAGCTGTGGCTCCGAAGTCACCATCGGTAACAGCAGATCCATCACTGTCTTTTCCAGTCATGATGTTCAGATCAGCAAGAGCAGATCCATCAATCATTACACCGAGAACAGGAAGTAAACCAGCATCAGTAGCAAGAGCACCAGAGGCAAAGCCAGCTCGTGTATATGCAGGAAGTTCATGACGAGCACCAGTACGATCAACGTAGTAAGGTGTCATGTAGGTCAACCAGAAAGCAGGTTTTTCAGCTACTTCCATAGGCATTGAATCTTTTACAACGAGACGAGGAAAGAATTTTCTCAGCATTGAACCCTGAAGGCTAGCAACTGGGGAAATTCCACTCATTGAACCCTCAGAAAGAGTTTCAAGTCTCATGTTTTCGGCTAATGTAGTAAATACAGCTTTACTGTCAACTTCTAATCCATCAGAAAGTTGCTCAATAAATTCTTCGAAGAGAGTTGCGTCAGAAAGAAGTTCTTTATAACCATCACCCAAGATAGAGATATTGCGCTCATCTTTAAAGTGATTGTAAGCTTCACGGATTACTTGGGAAGCCCCATCTTTCGGAACGTTAACTCTATCATGTGCATAATTTAACATATTTAAATGTCTCCTTATATATAGTTATGCGGGGTTAGAGTTTCGAAATTTTAATTATTTAAATGTTTACTCATTAATCATTATAGATAGACAATTGGTAGTAAGTTAAGACTTCTTTTTGCCGAGAATTTTAACTGCCATATCGGATTTAGTTTTAAAACTGACATATAAATTCAGTAGAATTTTGTAGTCAAGGTTCTTAAACTTCTTTAGCAGTAAGAACTCTAAGTCAGTAATACTTTCTTGTATAGATTTTTCCAAGTTGGCAATTATATCACCAGAATTCTTCTCTTTTAAAAGAAGAACGTTGGTAGTTAAGAATTCCAATAATGTTTTATTGATTTTCTCTAACTCTTGAAATTTCTCGAAGAGAGAGAACTTAGCATTACCTAGCTCTTCATCTTCTTCTTTTTTCTTAGCAATCTCTTCTTCCGTTGGACCAGGATCTACTACCTCTTCTGGTTCAGCTTCTTCTCCATCTAGGGCAGGATCATCAGGATTATCTAACTCATCGTTGTCTTCTGGAATAGGATCGTCTTCACCATCTGTTCCTTCATCATCTTCATCGCTAGGATGATCTTCTTCTTCATGATGATCACCAGTTTCAGCTTCTATTTCTAGCTTATCAGCATGAGACTGTATTTCCTCATCATCAATTTCCTCATCATCATCAGCTTCGGTATCATCAATTACTTCTTCTTCATCTTCTTTTTTCTTAGCTGGTGCTTCGGTAATGAACATAAACGCTTCGACTTTACCCATTATATGACCTCATACTCAAATTTTTATAATTAGATTTATATAAGTGTTTCAAACAATCTTATAATTATATAAGTGCAAATTTATTTTATAGTATTAAATCGGAGATAGATATGAACGAAATTGTAGGCTATATCATTAACGAAAGCGCAGTTCAAGCTGACGAAATGAAAATAGTCAAAGAAAAGAAAGATAGTATTGTCAGTGAAGCTATCCTTCAAGATTTCATTAGAAATCGTAACAAGAGACGCTATTCTGAACAACGTCTTGTAGAAGGTCTTCAAGCTCCTCACATTCAAGAAATGATAAGTGCTAACTCTTGGTATGGAGAAAACGGCCACCCACTTTCTGATGACGTAAAAAGACAGATGCGTATTGATCGTGGTAACTCAAGCCATAGAATACTTTCCTATAAACATAATCCAGGTACAAACATCACTGGAATCCTTGAAACCACTATGTTCCCAATGGGAATAGCTCTACGTGATGAAATGAGACTTGGCGTAATTCCATCGTATTCAATGCGTGGAATGTCTGCTGTTAAGAAAATGAGTAACGGTGATATAGATGTTGATGGTCCAGTTAAGATTCTGACCTACGATAGTGTTACTTTTCCTTCTCATAAGTCAGCTTACCAGACTAGAATCCTTAGTGAAGGAACAGTCTTTCAACCTATAATTTTAGATGAATCCACAGGTATGTTACAAGAGAATGGAGATGTACTCATTCCACTATCCGAAGATACCATGATGAATTTCCTCAATGATACTTCTGAGACTGTTAAGAAAACCTTAGAAGCTCTTGAAATTACAGCAAGTAAACGCTTGGTTCTCTTTGAAGCCTTTGGTAGAATCCTTATTGAAGAAGATGGTAGAAACAGTATCATCCTTCAGTTAGAAAAGGAATTAACTTCTTCTAAAGCTTATATGAACCATCTAGTAGGTCTGAGAGGTAAATAAATGGCAGCTCTCAATCCTACCACTTTATTGCATTTCCTTGGTGTGGAATTGGGTATCTCCCATAGTCGTTTAGAAGTAACAGATGACTTTCTCATTACTGTTGTCAGAAATCGTACTCTTGAAACTTTCTCTAATTATTACCCTAGAATCCATAGGGTCGTGTTAGATGTTAAGGAACATGAGATGGAGAACAGACAAGGTATGATGAGAATTCCTTTAGATATGATGGGTGGTACAGCCTTACGAAACATCCTTAAGTTTATTCCAGATACATACTGGCGTAGTAGAGAACAGTTTATTCCTCAGAATACTGATATCTTCTCTCAGCAGATGGAAATGAACGATATTTCGGCTAAGATGTTAAAGACTACATATACATTCTATCCACCTAACATCATTGATATTTCACCTAAAAACCTATATTACCAAAACGTACTAATATTTGCAGCTGTTACTCATCATAAGAACTTCTTTACAATACCAGTACAGCTTGTAGATACCTTTAAGACTCTTGCTCTCATAGATGTTAAGTCAGCTCTGTTCAATATCAGGAAGAATTTCCCTAATATCGCATCAGCTTTTGGTAGTATTGAGATCGATATAGAGAGTGTTTCTGATATGCAAAGTCAGAGAATAGAGATAGAAGAAACTCTCAGGAAAAACTTCTTCAAATCAGCTCATAGAAGAAAAATATATACAGGATAACATTATGAAAATGAATGATATTGGTAGACTACTGCTATTGGAAGATACGGATGGTATCAAGTCTATTATAAACGAACAGTTAAGGGAATATGGTGTTTCCGACATAGAACATCTAGGAGAGCGTTCAACTACTCTATTCTTAGAGGAACTAGAAGATGCCTTAGTCCATGATGATTCATTAGATGATCATCCAATGCATAGTATACTAGATATTAAATCTGCTGAAAAGAAAGTAGATGATGGTTCTGAAGAAGTATTGAACGATACTCATGAAAAGAAAAAAAGCATATATCTCTCTAATCACGAAAAGCTTTCTGAAAGCTTTGAATATCGTAAGACTATGACAGGTATTATAAAGAATACTTTTCGCAAAGATAGTTTCGAAGACTTATCTACACCGCAAATGAAGATAGCTTTAGAAATGAGTCAAGCTAAGTAAATCAATATTTCCCCTATACAAATTATGTATAGGGGAAATATTAGTTAATTCGGTGAAGCAGGAGGTGAGTTAGTATCACTTGACATCTCTGTTTCATTAAACATTTCAGTCAATCTAGTACCCTTTTTCAATGATATCTTATTGATAGTAGTTACTAATTTGAATAGCTTGAGGTACGAATTCTGAAGCATATACTTGTAAAGACCATCATCAGTAAGATACAGCATGGCTGTTGATTTCATATGCTCGCCAAGCTTCGCTATAGTAGCAGTTGAAACTTGTGTTACGTATTCTTGAAACTCAGCATCTCCGATAAAGAGAACCTTATCATCTTTAGAGACCTTGTTCCTTACCTTTATCTCTATGAGAATAGCGATTTCACTATCTATAAGCTTGTCCATAAACTTAAAGATATTAGTACCATCATTCTTAATGAGGGATATCTGAGCTTGCAGGCTACTTTCAATGAGTTGATGTTTCTCTACCAAGAATTTAGAATGTTCAAGTTCTAAGCCCAATTGATCGGCTACATCTTTCTGCTCTCTATATCTAAGAGCTACGTAAATCATGAAGACTAATACTATGAGACTGTACATTACAAGTCCTGATATACCTGGATTGCTAATGATCAAGTCTATTGCGGTTGGATCTATCTCATTCATATCTGTTCAATTTCTTTCAATTCTACGTTACTTTCAGTTTTCATTCCAATTTCTTCTGGAACTTTCCTATCTGGCATAATGACCGTCCTATAGGATATATCTAAGATGTTTGATGTATCTTTTAACCCTTCTCTACCAGTGGCTTTACCTAGACCATCAATACTCTCTAAGGTCTCCTTGAGTTCGTCACTGATATAAGGATAAAATTCTTTTAAAAATCCTTCATAGTTTCCATGAACCTGATCTAAATGAATGAAGAGTTTACCAGCATGGGCTAACTCATGAGCAGTACTACTGAGGGGAACTAAACCTATCTTCAGCTGATAGTGCAGGAGAGTAATAAGGTTGGCTACTTTAAACCTATCTATAGGATAAAAGCCTAGTGCTCTTTCTCGTTTGACAATAGTATCAGTTATGTCAAAGAGAGTAAAAGGATAGTGATGTAGCTCTATCGTTACAGACTGTTTAATTCTTTCATTAGTTTGGTCAACGCCTGGAAGGAATATACATTTATTTAGATTAAGCTCTTGCTTTAAATATTTCACAAAATTTTTATATTCTAGGCTTTGTCGTACCATTTGCTCTAATGTTCTGATCTGTCTGAGATAAGCTTTAAAATCTTCCCTATCCATAGGAACATAGAAATCGGTAGGAAGAAACATTTCATCTTTGTTAAGAGTGGCTATCTCTTTCTTGACTCGCTTCTCAGGGTCAATGCTATTAGGAGTTTTCATAAATTTTCTTTCATTTATTTCTTCTATATAGATTTGTTAGAGCATTTTTTAACTGTTGGAAAAAGAAACAGTATTTAATAATATATTATATTCTTGATTTTAAAAGAAAAGGAAATAACATATGATAAGATCCTTGATTGTCTTTATACTCGTTATAACAAGTATAAGCTCCTCAATGATGTATGATGAAGTAACTTTAGATGACTATCAAATAATCTATATAGCATCTGAACCTTTTGGACCTGAGATTCCATTAACTCTAACTATGCTAAGAGAGAATATGGGACATGAAGAAGCCTCAGAAATCTTTGTGGCTATGCAGAAAATCACTAAAGAAGAATTATACCACTTCTTGCTCTTCTCCATTATGGAAGGAGAAACCAACTTTAAAAATGATGTTAATAAAGCTGAAATAGCTCTTGGATACTGGCAAATGAAATGGGATACAGTTAAAGCTCTTAAGAAACTATTCCCAAAGTTAACTACAGTCAATTCGCCAGAAGAATTCCTTGCTAACATATCGATCCAATTAGAATATGCTAACCAGTATTTCCTATATATGGAAGGTAAATTTGGTCAAGACATCTCAGTATTAAAACGAATTAAGCTTTGGAACGGTGGAGAATTTAATTACCCTTATTCTAAACCTTCTTACTTTATGCCAATAGAGAACAGATATAATTCTTTAGTTAAAAGATCTGGTATCGGGCTTAAGCTAGGGTAAAAAAAAATAAATAGAGGAATAGGGCATTAGCTCTATTCCTCTATAATATTAATGAAATTAATGGTACAACTATTTCAGTATAGTTGTATCCTAAATTGATGTCTTCTTTTTTTGCAATGTCCTTTACATAAATCACTTTAGCGTAACCAAAGTTAATATCTATTCTAAACATTCCACTCTTCAATTCTCTATAGCTTTCTTTCTCAAGCTCACCTCTGAGGTAATCCTCTCTTAACTTAGTTAATAGGGATATTGACACCTTCTTGTTTTTTGTTCTCTCAGCACTCTTGAAGACTTCTTTAAGACGTACTAGGAACTCACTATCTCGCTTAATTAACTTGCTAGCACCTCTGATGTCCAAAGTCTTAGTCATTCCATCATAGTAGAATTCCATACGATCAAACGTATAGAATGATGTGTAAACACTCTTCTGTACAAAAACGATACCACTATCATAGAATTCAAGGGTCTTACAGAATTTGGTTGTAATTACAGCATCCTTCTTTATAGCAATAATAGAATCTTTGTTAAGATCATTTGCTTCAAAGAAGGCAATTCTTACCGTTACGAAACCATCCATCATCTCTTTCCCTAATGATGGATTGTTCCGTATTAGTTTTCCAATGAAGATGTTCTTCTCTAGTTTACTAGTTATCTTAGAGATACGTGCTATCATCTTCTCATCTAGGAGTTTAAAGACCTTAATGAGAGAGAATCCAGCATCTCGAATATCATACTCTCTGATTTTCGATTTGGTAAGATACTCTATTTCTTTACTAAGGTAATTATGTCTCCTAGCTAATTGCTTACTAGCCATCGTACCATTGTATACTAGAGAATTCCATATCTATTTCATTATTCATAGCATATGCAAGATCAGCTTTTGCACCAGTAGCAATCTTGTCAACCTTATCATTCCATTCCGCTTCATAATTCTCAGCGATAACTTCTTTAGATTGATGAGCTTTAACATGTGTAATTTGTAGCTCTGGAAAGTGCTTACTGACTTCTAGTAATTTAACCCAGAGTTCTTTATTCTTGACAGGCTTACCAGAGGCTAAACACCAGTTCTTTTTTAACCAGTTTGGAAGATATACATTGAAACCTTTAACTGAATACTCACTATCACTGTAAATATAAATAGCTTCATGCATGAGACCTTCTTCTTTGAGAATCTCCAGGGATTTTATTATAGCCATAAGCTCCATTTGGTTAATTGTAGTCTCTTTAAAGACCTCCCAATATCTACCAAAGAGTTCCTTACGGTCAAGAAATATAATGGCATAAGAGCCATAAAAAACATTTCCAACTTTTTCTTTGTATTTACTGACACTGCCGTCGGTAAATACATCAATCTTTCTTTGCGTCATATACGGATCACCTTTCGCATAATGTCCTTTTTGGGTACGCCAAAATCAGTCTTTCTCTGTGGATTTAGTTCTTGATTATAATAAACTGTCAGAGAAGAAATTGGTAGGAGTTTAAACGATCTAATCAGATTCTTATATTTTATTATAAAATCTGAATCACCGTATATAATTAGTTCCATATTAAGGAATCCAAGCCTTAAAAAGTTCATTATCACGTTTCTATAACCAGCACCATTCACAGCAGCGAATACATTATTCTCTTTCTCTTCTCCATCGTATATGTTATAAAACACAGAGAGGATGTCAATGACTCCCTCAGATATAATGAGTGTGAAGTTAGGATTGAGAGTATTTACTTTTGTACCAATGGTATAGAATTTTCGGTTATTGAAACTGGAATTGTATATATTGAATATCTCATATCTTCTAAGTTTACTACTTTTAGAGCGAGACCTAAAGGTTATGAAACGTCTATCATAGCTTAGAAACCCTAGATACTTTGTATCAAAGACATCTAGCTTTGCACTGATATACTTATCATACTTTATATTGCTTAAGTTGTTTACTTCATAGAACTTCGAAAAGTTAGATACTATCTTAAGTTTAGCATAGTCCTTATGAGGAACTGTAATTCCAAGTCTAGCTGACAAATACTCAAAATTAGCATCTTCCATTTCATCACCAATTAAAGGTGGAATTATAGTCTTCGTAATTCTATGTTGTCGATCATTAAAACGCTTTGTCGTTGATGTTGATGAGGAAAGCTCTGATAATATAGCTTTCTTTCCTTCCACTATCATTATGACAAATTCTGGATCATAGAAACCCAAGTCACGCATTGCTTCTTCAGTAAGTAAACCAGAGGTAGAACAGCGTTTGCATTCATACCTGTAAGGAGGTTTATTCTCTATATAGAAGTGCGCATGACTTGGATCCTTGATGCTATCCCCACAATAAGGACATCGAACCATAACTTCACGCCTTGCATAGTTATTCTCATACCTACAGACATGAACGTTACGTTTTAAAATCTTGTAGAGTAAACTATTCTCCTTCTGATTCGCCATAACTTTTTATGTACTTAATCATTGAGAGATCTAAAGCTACCATGTAAGCTAAATCAGGGTTCATATCACGATCTAGGTTACTATTCTCATAGATCATATACTCGATTATCTTCTCAGCTCCATCAGGATATGTCGAAGTGACATCAAACTTTAGTGCTATGGCTTTGTGTTTCACATAATCATCTTTATGGAGATCATGGAAGGCTAAAACCTCATCAACGAAATCTGTTTTTGAACTATCTCCGTTTAAAACGATATGGAGAACCTTAGTAGTTGGGTATTTCCCAAATTGGTTCTCCACTACTTCTTCCCTGTGAAACGGTGAAAGAAATGCTGTTAAACCATGATTGATTAGAAGATGTTGCAACAGTTCTTCAGTTTCCTTGATCTTATGGAATTTCCTGATGTGCTCTATTACTTGAGAGGTTGTTTCTTTAATTTCCTCAATGTCAATAAAGTTTCTCATAACTTCCTTATATTTGTAGTATGAAGGTTAATATCTCGTAACTAATTTCTTCAAGCCGTTCATCTACGCCTTCGAATTCATTCTTACCATCTAAGAAGTCTTCGTAGCTCAACCACTTGTTAAAGTAAACAGTAGATATTAGAAAGAGTATTGGATCTTTACCTTCAAGGAATTTCTTATTAACGAATTTATATTCCTTGAAAATCTTATTATAGATTTTAGTTTTGGAAAGCCTGATGAGGAAGTCTTTCTTCATAATGATTTTCTTACTACGAAATTCGCCAAATGAAGTGAGGTACTTTGCCAGAATCGTTAGATTCATCTTATCTCTTAGGACTTTCTTGAGAATTACGATAAGCAAGATGAAGTCATTACGACTCAAATCGTACATATCATATGTCTTGAAATACTTAGCAAAGAATAAGAATACTAGATTGATCTGAAATTTATTCAGCTCTATATCCTGGTATTCTTTGATATCATCATCAGTAACTTTAATCTCTGGATTATTCTTTAGGAAGTTGTAGATCTCTACTCGCTTATTGATATTCTGCAGAGCTTCTAATCCTTCATCTAACCTAGCATAATCCATCTGCATCTTATCCATACTTGTAACACCATTCTCATCGGTGGAACGTGGATTAAGAGGCTGGAATTCAATCTCTGAATTCTCTTGAAAGGTAAAGTCTAGTTGATTCTTTATAGCCGTGTGTATATAGCTAATTGGGTTTCGTCCAGCATCCAACTTATATAGAATACTCAACACTATGCGATAGTATAATGAGAGTGTAGTGTTCTCAGGATCCTTTCCTAGATTTCTTAGAAACTTCCATATGAATTGATTGGAGTACTGTGTCGTAGTAATTCTACTCTCAGCTAGTTTATATATCTTATTTGTGATATTATGCTCATCGTAGCTAGCTAGTAGCAGTTTGAATACTATCAGATAGAATGTATTCAGATTATAAATCTTTTCCTCGCCAACAGTGAAGTAATCACTTATGATGGGGATAAAATATTTCATTGCTGCCCCAACTTGTTGGATATCTACGCAATGTTTCTTATTCAAAACTAGCTGACGGTTTATGTTTCTCTTAACACCAGTGTTAGCTGTTGTTTCTTCATAATCATAAACGTCATCTATGTAGCGTTTGATAGCTTTTCTAAGCTTTGGATCTTCAAACAGCGTATTGATTCTTTCGATAAACTCTGTCATAAGCATATCGTTTTTAGTGTAATCTTCTTTAAGCGCAATATAATCACTGAAGATTTCAAGGTCAACATCGTATTTCAGTATTTCTGAAATAGTAATCTCTAGCATAGG